CACGCTCATCAATCCGGCGCCTCCGCCGCCCGACAATCTCGAACAGCTACTCGAACAATCTTTGAAGGAGAACGACACATGCCCATCGACCTGAAACGGATCTCTAGCGGCAAGGAGGAGCGTGCGCCGCGCGTCCTGGTACACGGTGCCGACGGTATCGGGAAAACGAAGTTCGCTGCCGGGGCCCCCGATCCGTTCTTTATCGACGTCAACAAGGGGAGCCTCAAGTACGACGTCAAGCGCATGATCACGAACTCGTGGTCGGAGGCGACGGAGCTCGTGCAGCTCATCGAATCCGGCGCGATCAAGTGCCAAACCGTCGTCATCGACTCGTTGAGCGACCTCGAGCCGATGGGCAACAACGAGTTTTTTCCCGGCACCACCATCGACAAGTGGGACGGCGGATACGGACGCGGAGAGACGTACGCGCTCACCAGGTGGCGCGAATTCCTGGCATCCTTGGAGCGCGTGTGGGCGCAGGGCAAAACGATCATCTTCGTGGCCCACACCCAGGTGAAACACTTCGACGACCCAACGGGACCCGGATACGACCGCTTCGTTCTGTCGGCGCGTGAGAAGATCGCTGGGCTCATTCGCCAGTGGTCGGACTACGTCCTCTTTTGCAGGGAAGAGGTCTCTCAGCAGAAGGTCGCCGGAGACGTGAAAGCCGTCACGAGCGGCGTTCGGTGGGCGTACACGAAGCGCTGCCCAGCCTTCGACGCCAAGTCTCGAGGCACGACGCTCTTTCCGGAGCGTTTCCTGCTCTCGTGGGACGAGTTCCAGAAGGCGCTCTCCGCAGAGGCCGAACGTGTCGACGCTCTTCGAAAGGAGATCGACATGATGCTCAAGGAGATCGGCGACAAGAACCTGAACGAGATGGTCAAGGTGTACCTCAAGTCGTACCCGGATCAGATCGTCGAAGCACGTAACCGGGTTGCAGCCCGGTTCGAAGAGTCCAAGCAACCCAAGGAGAAATCAGAATGATCGCGTCAGGAATGTACGAAGGACAGGCAATCAAGGGCAGCGTCCAACTCGGGGAAACCAACAATGGTGGTCTTCAGATGGCGCTCAACATGGAGGTTTTCGACGCGAAGGGCGCGTCTCTTGGTCAGATGACCACGTTCTTGTACTTCACCGATGCGTCGGCGGTGTACTCGTACGAGCGGCTCCGACTCATGGGGTGGAAGGGCCAGAGTGCGGAGGACATCGACAAGCTCGACGAGATCTACTCCACGAAGGTGCCGGTGAAGGTCACAGCTCCGGAGCCGTACACGGATCCGGTCACGAAGACTCAGAAGATGGGTTCCGCCAAGCTGGAAATCGTGGCAGGCGGCACCGTGACCCTGAACAAGCCGCTCGACGCCAGCACATTCAAGGCGCGGCTCAAGGCCATTGGCGGAGGCGCCCCGGCCTCAGCAAGCGGAGGCGCCCCGAAACCTCCGTTCTGAGAGGGAAGGAAGTAGCAGCCCCGCGCGTAGGACAGTGACCAGGCGGACGAATAGTCCCCCTCACGGGAAAAGGAGATCCCAAAAATGCCAAACTGGAGCAAGTATCAGCTAGCCGTCTTCGATAACGTTGCCAACGGAACCGGACACACCGTCGTGAACGCTGTGGCTGGAAGCGGTAAAACCACAACGATTGTCGAAGCGCTTGGTCATGTCCCGCCGGGCTGCAAAACCCTCTTCGTGGCCTTCAACAAGTCGATCGCGGAGAACCTCAAGAAGCAGGCCCCCCGCGGGGTGGAGGTGTCGACCCTGCACTCGTACGGGCTCAGGGTCATCACCCGCTCGATCGGGCGCCTCCAGATCGATGCGAACAAGGTCGACGGGAAGCTCCGGGAGATGTACCCGGACGACGCCGCCGTCGAGCGCGTGTACGGCGAGGACTTCCCCGGCACCGCGTTCGAGCTTCGCCGCGACATAGCGAAGACCGTTTCGCTCGCCAAGGGACAGCTCGCTTCCGACGAGTCGGAGATCGAGGCCATCGCGGACACGTTCGGAATCGAGTCAGCCCAGGAGGGTGAGCAGTTCACCAAGGATGTGCTCGACGTTCTGACGTGGTGTACCGGCGCCGCAGAGGACGGACGCATCGACTTCGACGACATGATCTGGCTGCCGCTGGTCCTCAACCTGCATCAGACGCAGTTCGACCGCGTGTTCGTGGACGAGGTGCAAGATCTGAACAAGGCGCAAATCGAGATGACGATGCGCGCCGTTCGCGGCAACGGTCGGATCTGCGCCGTCGGCGACCCGCGGCAGGCGATCTACGGCTTCCGCGGAGCGGACTCGGCCGCTGTCGACAACGTGGTGAGCCGTCTCCAGGCCAAGGTGCTCCCACTGAGCGTGTGCTACCGCTGCTGCCGGTCGGTGATCCGGAAGGCCCAGGAGGTCGTCCCGACGATCGAGTGGTCGGATCATGCTCAGGAGGGCGAGGTTCACACGGCGACCAAGCACGAGATGCGCCGCGACGCTCGTGCCGGGGACTTCGTCCTCAGCCGTACGAACGCACCGCTCATCTCACTCTGTCTTCGGTTCCTCAAGGAAGGGCGCCCGGCGAGCATTCAGGGCCGAGACATCGGTGCCTCGCTTACGGCCTTCGTCAAGAGGAGCAAGTCGAACACGGTCGCCGAGCTCCGGAACTACGTCGAGACGTGGCGCGACAGCGAGGTCAAGCGCCTCACGGAGAAGCGCCGCAACACGCAGGCCGTCGAGGACAAGGCGGCATGTATCCTGGCCCTGTCCGAGGACGCGGTGACCGTGTCGGACGTGATCGAGAGCATCGAGTCCCTGTTCTCGGACAAGGACGAGAAGGCCCGTATCGTGCTATCGACCACCCACAAGGCCAAGGGCCTCGAGCGTGACCGGGTGTGGCTTCTCACGAGCACCTACCGCCGCCGTCCGGAAGTGGAGGAGGACAACCTATACTACGTCGCGGTGACCCGGGCGAAGAAGACCCTTTTCATGGTGGAGTCTTGAGCTCCAGATTCGTCGAGGTGCCTGCTGCCGCCATCCGGGAACGGTTGGCGGCGGCGGGGTTCCGCCTGGTGCCTGGTATGTACGGCGAGGAGGTCTACACGCGCGATCACGACAAGGACAGACGGTACGTCGTGAAGGTGTACTCGTCCATTCAGCGCGGCGCCGACGAGGCTCGAGGGTGCGGAGCCGATGCCATCCGGGTGGTCGCGTTGTTCGTCAGAAACCCGAACTCCGTATGGCCCATCTTCAAGTCAGCCCGTGTGTACAGGACCGGTACCGTGGAAGGGGTTCTGGATCGCATGGTCGAGCGAGCGAGGGAGGCGTACGCGAGATGCAACGAGCACCGAAAAGAAACGGCGTAGGCTGCGACATCTGCCGCGACACCCCCAAACCAGAGGGCCAGCGCGTTCGCTGTCGAGCGTGCGGCACCGAGTACGGAGAGAACGCTCACGTTTGCCACGCGCTCGGCTGCAACGTGAAAGTCCCGCCGAAGCTTCTCATGTGTCGCAAACACTGGTTCATGGTTCCGAAGCCGCTGCGTGATGCGGTGTGGGCGGCGTACGTGCCTGGACAAGAGATTCGAAAGGATCCGACCGACGAATACCTGGAAGCGCAACGCGCTGCGGTTGATGCGGTGGCGACAAAGGAAGGAAAATTACCCGCGCATACAGATGTGTGTCTCGACTGTGGTCACCCGCTCACCGAATCGGACAAAAAGCAATCAGTTTGCCCGTACTGCGGTGCCGTATGAATGCCGACACCATCAACGCGATCTTCGAGGGCGGCGGAGCGTGCCTCTTGCTCCTGAACGTCCGGCGGCTCTACCTCGACAAGAAGCTCGCCGGAGTCGCGCTCGCGCCGACGGTCTGGTTCAACGTCTGGGGCGCGTGGAACCTCTTCTACTACGCCCATCTTGGCCAGTACGCGTCGTGGACGGCGGGTGTCGGCGTCTTTCTCGTGAACACGATCTGGGTTGCGATCGCGGTCTACTACATGCGGAGAGTTAAGTGACAAGACGACGGTACTGGTTTCACGTGATCACGTTGCTCCGAATCCGAGCGCTCGTTCGCCTGGGGCAATGGTTCTACGACATCAAACAGAACGAGCTGGGGTTCAGGTGCTACATGCGGGCGCACCGCATACTCAAGGAGTGGTGAAGACACATGAACGAATTCCGCATAGCCTCATCCAGGTACGGGGCCGCCGTAGAAGACTCCGTCACGATCACCCCGAACCAGGGCGTCGACAAAAACTACTTTGAAATTCGCGTCGTGAGTCCTGGAC